TGTAATTTACAAAAAATACATGTTATCCCTATATCTCTGCTCACTTAACAATAAACCTGTTGTAAAGCAGTCCGAAACCTGTTTTAAATCATTAATAAACTTTCAATTATTAAATTATTTTATCTCTGATATTAAATAACCAGGTAATCTGCGGGAAGTTTCGTGCTTTTTATATAGTAGATGATGACACATATCACCAAAAACCTAACAAAATGAAAAATTACACAAGTTATGAATCCGTTGTTTCTGAATTTCCGGGAGCGGTACAGGAAAATAAATTTCAGCATTTCTGGGAACTGGTAGGCAATACTCCGATGCTGGAAATCATATACAGGTACAAAAAAGACTGCAGGGAGATCCTGTCTATTATGCTCCAGTTGCTTTACGTCCTTATCCTGACACACTATCGGGTACCTCGCCTACTGTTCTTGATTTTGCTGATCTCGTCCTGTCTGATTCTCATTATACTTATAATGGAATTCTACTACTCCCGCCTTGTTCGGAGGCGATGACTGTTGCGATTGTAGGTGCTTTTTATTCTCCTGCTCTTTCTGCTTCTTTTAATGGCAGTACTTGGACGCAGACGAAGAGCTGGTGGACTGAGGTGCATCCGCTAGCTGTTCTCTATGCTGGCCTTTATACTCTAGAGACATTTTATAGGAACACAGAAGGTGCTAATGACTGGCTAAAGGCTCTTCAGTTGAGACTGACGGGTATAGACTTTAATACCGCAGAGCAAGAGGCTTCAGAAATAAATCAGATGGAGGGATAGTCATGGCTGAGCATACCATCGAGGAGCGTTTAGTAAGTCTAGAAAGAATGGTTAGGAGACTAGCTCCGAGACCTGAGAAACGCATTATTGGCCTCATTCCGTGGCTACCTATTTCTGGGAAAGTAACACAGCCTTCTGAAGAAGGGGAATGCTTCTCTTTTATGTTTCCTCTTTCTGGGAAGGTGCGGCGGCTTCTCATCGCTATAGGAGAGCAAGAAGAAGGAAAAGAAGCCATCTTTGAAATCTCCCTTACCGCCAAGGAGAAGAAGATTACAGACATTATCGAGGTGAAGAAGCGAAGGACTCTTATTACTGAATACGAAGTCGTTGAAGGAATGCAGGCGTCTATTAAGACAAAAGCTGCTGTTAAAGATGTCTGGGTTTCATTTCTCTTCGAACCATCGAAAGAATACTATACACCCATGCGTGGTGAAGAAAATGCCGATACGTGAAGAAAGAAAACTTCGTAAACAAGCAGCTGCTCAAGGTCTTACTGGCGAGCAAGCAGACGCCTACGTATACGGGACGCTTAGGAAGATGGGATGGCGTCCGGCAAAAGAGCGCGCTGCTGCAAGGCGGAGGAAAAGGAAATGAGAGGCTTTCGTGACTACTACAAGAAGGAGTTACGCATTGGACTGAATCCGAGCAAGATGCCAATGCGGAACACTGCCGCTCTTTCCGAGTCGATGAACATCCGCGTTACAAAAGAAGGCTTGGAAGGATATATTCCTGCCATTCACCAGTTAATGCCTATTAGCGATGGGATAGGCGGCTACATTGATACTTCTGTTTCATGGCCCTTTCCGCAAATGCATCTTGGGCCTTCTTACCTATTTATCGCTACTAGGACAGGTTTCTGGGCTTGCTACTGGACCTCTATCGGCGGCCCTCATGGCTACTGGGGAGGGTCTAAAATCTTCGAAGGCCTTATGCCCTGGAGATGGCCTTATACCTTTATCGACCATTCGGGCTTCTTCTGGGTCTTTTGCTCCGGAGACTGCTTGTTTTTCTACCTACCAGATGCTGGTTCTGGCGGTGCTGGCTCGGTCGTAGTGCAGTATGCAGTTAATGACAATCTGGTAGATGGCGGTGGCGAGTGGGTGGCAGATGGAGCAGAGTACTGGGGAAATCCTCTGTCTGTCTGCTCGTTTCGTGGGCAGATTCTTCTAGGCGGTAATAGAGCCTTTGACATTTTCGGGAGTAATGACAACGAGTGCCGCAGTATTCGGTGGTCCGCTATTGGAGAGTTTAAGTTCTTAGGTACAAAGGATGGGAGTGGAACTTACGACCGCCGGGTTATTCCAGATGCTGGACAACTATTTGTGCCCGGGCCGCGGGAGAATAGGGTGTATAGGCTTCTTCCGCTTCGAGATCACGTAATCGCCTACTGTTCTTATGGTGTCGTAGCTCTTACACCTGCTATGGCAGGACAGATTCCCACCTTCAAGAGTACGCCGCTTTCTATTCCGGGCGTTGCGGGTGTTTATGCCGCCTCCGGTAATGAAGATAAACATATGGTGATAGATCGAACTGGAGACCTCTGGCTCGTCTTCAATGACCTTTCGTACAAGAGGATAGGCTACGGGAATATCTTGGCAGACATTACTGGCCATAGAGCTAACTATCTTGAAGGTGTCCAGCCCAGTCGCGGCATGGTACATACAGTTTACAATCCAATAGAAGATGAGTGGTATCTTTCTGATGGTTACCGGTCATTCCTCTTGAGCAGCGACTTTATGCTGACGGAGACCAGCAGATGTGTTCTGTCTCTAATTGATGTAAGAAACACTTTTGTAGAAAATTACCAAACCATTGATAGTCATTCTTTAGGAATTTACAAAGATACTGGAGAGAAGTGGGCTTATTTTACTACCGACATCCTCGACATGAACAATAATATGTTGAAGACGATCGAGTCAGTAGAGCTTGGTGGGTCCCTTCCGTATAACGCTCTTGTTGAAGTCTGCGCTGATTGGAGGAATGATCGAAGGGATCAATGGCGTAGAACCGAGTGGCGAAGAGTGAACCCAAAAGGGGTTGGGAATCCTATAGTGACTGGCTCCGAACTCCGTTTATGTGTTAGGGTCAGGCCTTTCGATGGACTTAAGGTAGACTATATTTCGGTGTCCTGGAAGCAGTCAGACAGGTCACAGATTCGAGGAGCATATGCGTTCGCTAACCAAGCTGCTACCAACGCAGGTGGCGGAGCGGTGGGCGCTGATTAGGAAGTCGTGCATAGAATGTGCGATGATAGATCCGCGCCTTCCTGAGGATGAGCAGGCTAATAACCTTCTGCAGATGTTTCTCGTAGGAGGCTATGAAGCGTGGGTGGGTTACGAAGACGAGAAGTTTGCGGGCTTCGTCTTTACCACTATTTTTCGAAATGACGCTGGTGTGCGGACCTTCCACGTTTTGGGTCTTTGGACACCTTCGGGTTTTACTGATGAGATGTTCTATGCATGCCTGCAGACTCTTAGCACTTATGCTAAAAGTAAGGGCTGTATAGAACTAAATACAAACACTATTATAAAGCCTTTGGTAAATCGGCTGGTTAGATTAGGTGGGAAAATTAAACACGTTCAGATTGCATTCGATTTATAAGGAGGCGTTATGGGCGGCAGTAGTGGAGGTGGTGGAGGTTCGAGCGGGAAGGTTGACTATCCCGACTATATGAAGTCTTTCCACGGTGATATGCTTAATAATTCCGGAGCTGATACGTTCGAGAGTAGTGTGGTTGACGCGTGTAATGCCGCGTTGGGGGCGAGCCCCTTTTCCTCGCTGAGCGCGTACAATCCCGATACGCCTATTTCTGATATGGAGGCCGCCCTCGCCAGCTTCAACTCGTTTATGGCAGGGCTTTCTACAAATTCGACGTACTCTACCTTGCTAGGTGAGGTTTCTACTATCCACACAAATACGCTGGGTAGTACGACTTATCTCAATAATGCTATTGCGGCGTTGTCTTCTCAAATCGCAGCCGATATTGGAGCTTATGTGGTGCCGGCTTTCAAGGGCTCGCTTCGCGATATCAACGCTGTTCATACTAGCGCTTTCGCAACTGGCGAGGCAATGCTTTATAGAAAGGGCATCGCGGATGCCGCCAAGTTTGGATCCGATCTTTATATGGAGGTCTACCATAAAGGCAAGATTCAATTTATGCTGACTATTGGGGAGATTATCTTAAGAACTGAAGCCGCCTTTCAAGAAGCTTATGCTAAACTAGTGGTAGATATGAAGAAGATGAAAATTATAGCGAAGAAGGAACAAGCAGAAGAAGATAAGGAAATCGACGTTTCTAATGCTAAGTGGGATCTGGAAGTGTTCCAGTATGCTGGTAATGCTCTTGCTTCTATCGGGAGCGGCACGGTTTCACCTAATGCCGCGAAGGCGAGTAAGACGCAATCGGCCCTCTCTGGTGCTATGGCCGGCGCATCGGTAGGTGCACTAGCTGGAGGCGTTCCCGGCGCGGCAATAGGTGCCGCCATCGGCGGTGTTGCAGGACTCTTAATGTAAGGAGGTAGAATATGCCTGGGGAATTTTTCGATCAAACAGGGGCTTTGATTCCTGCGACCGGCGGCACGCTGCCGTTCGACTTTAGCGAGTTTCTCGCTAGGCAGGGACAACAGCTGAAGCAGAATGTAGGACCGCTTTTCTCTGGCACCGACCAAGGGAATGCCGCTCTGGCTGGCTTGCTTGGTAATGTTGGGCAGGCTATCGCGCCGGAAGGATCGTGGCAACAGAAGCTTGGTAAGGTGGGAACGAACCTTGCGGCCACAAGAGGCGCACAGCAACAGACTAAAGGAGCGTTAGGGACACTGCCGCAGACAACGGAGGCTGCTGCGGCCGCGGCAAGGCAAGCACCTGTAGCTCCTGTGGGGGAGACTCTTAAGACGACCGGAGATATCGCTGGTACTGTTAGCGGAATGGCTGGGGCGGCTCCGCGCCTTGGAGCACAGCCCGGCGCTTCGCAAAGTGCTAATTTATCTAGAACGGTTACGGCGCCAGTTGGTCGTGTTCCTGAAGCCTTGCAAGCTGTTACTCCTGGCGCTGCGCCGGCGGCCCCGGCGGCCCCGGTGGGACAGCAGCCGCAAGCACCTACCGCAAATTTTCAGGAGGCCCCCACGTCTCTCCCATCTTTGGAGGGGCAGGTACCCTCAGCTATTGGTCAAGGCGCGGGGGCCCAAGGTTTGGACTCTAATCTCCTCACGTTTGCCTTAGGAAATCCTGAGGAGTTTAGAAAGAACTATGCGGCCATCTCCGCGGCGCGGCAAGGAGAAGCGGCGGCAACGCACAATCTGGCACAGGCGGCCAATCAGATGCAACCCCTGCAGGTGTCAGGAGCCACTCGCCTTCTCGGCCCTCAGCTTATTTCTGGGCAAATGCAGTTGGAGCAGGAAGTTAAGAAGGGGCAAGTTCTGGATGACTTGGCCTCGAATGATAGGGCGAGGATTGAAGCTCGTTCTAGAGAGTATGATAGCCTTCCTCTGAATCCTTCTTTGCAGAGAAAGTTCGGGATGCAGACTTGGGGACAGCTAATGAGGGCGAATCCGCAAATGGTGCAAGCGTATAGTAGTATGCTCTCATATGACGCTCATATGGCACAGGTTGCTGAAAGTGCTAAGACCCGACTGGATCAGCATAACTGGCAATTGTTTAGTAACACCCTCAGGTATGCTGGCTCTTTCTCTGACAAGCTTACACCAGAGGAGTTTTCCGAGCTGCAGAAGGCCGACCCCGCGAGGGCGCAGGCGTTTATGCAGGCTAATAACCTAAAGGGCACGAACCCAATTATGACTGCGGAGGAAGTGCATCAGTACGAAATGGCTAATAAGACTCTCGACGCGCTGGCAAATAAATTAGGTCTCCCGCCTGGGTTCGAGAGAAGAGTCAGAATGCAGAACGTTCTGGGAAGTACTGCAGAATCGAAAGAAGCATTTGCCCATCGTATGAGGTTGAAAGAGGGAGAGAAGAGACAAGCAGAGCTAAGAGCGCAAAGCGACTTTCTCCAGAAGTACGGGAATCTGATCCCGAATGTGCCTTCTTACGAGGGCTTTGGCGGGCTTTATTTAGGTGACTTTCCAGAGCGAAGAGGAGAGGACGCAATTCGCCTCTTGTTAGAGAGACATCCTGAGTTAGGACAAGAGTATCAAAAAATGCTAGACGCTGCTAGGGCTAAGAATCCTACGCGCTAAGGAGACGAAAATGCCTAAAGTTCAGCTTCCTTCAGGGCAGATCGTTAGTGTTCCAGATGAACTGGAAGGGCAGGCTGCACTCGACTACTTGGATGAGCAGGAGAGAAAGCTAACCCCTCCCGGCGGAATGACGCGGGCCGCCGCGGGAGTTTATCAAGGCCTCGCCGGCTATGGGGAGAAAGCTGCTAACGTCCTGGAACGTATGGGGCTTCCAGGGCAGGCCGCGACTGCTCAGGAGTTTTCTAGTGCTATGCTTGATGCTCCTGACGTATGGCAGAGCAAACAGCATGCTCCTGGAATTGGCGGAGCATTAGCGGAGATGGGTGGGCAACTGTTCGCAGATTTGCCTATGATTATGGGAGCTATGGGAGCCGCTCGCGTTCCATTGGGAGCAGCAGAAACGCTGACTGGCCGCACCATTCTCCCGAGGGCCGGACAGACTTTTATGCAACAGTGGCCACGTGTGATAGGTGAGGCCGCGGTTGGCGGCGGTATGCTTGAGGGAGCAACAGCTAGGCCTAATGTAGAGAGTGCATATGCAAAGGGCGTGGAAGGAGCTGGCGAATGGGCTCTTGGCGCCGCAATTCTGCATCCGGCCTTCAAGACTCTTGGATGGGCCGCGTCGAAGATTCTGGGCCGCCTGCGCGGCAAGCCGAATATGACTCCTGAAATGGCGGCTTCCGACCCGAATCTGCCAATGGTTCTCGATCGACTGCAGAAAGGGGAAAAAGAAGCAGACATTATTATTGACCTGACACAGCGGCAGGGGGTATGGGAAGCACCTCCCGGCGGACCGTCTCCGCCTCCGCCTCAGGTTGCTGGGACACAGAGACGGCTTCCTGCTCCTACTGCTGACGAGTACGCTCGCGCTGTAACAGGGGAGCTATACCGAGAAGGACCTGGTGGTCAGGGCGAGATGATTCTGGAAACTCGCTTAGGAAGGCGAAAGCCTGCAGAAGAAGTACCTGACGTTTCGCTTCCTTATGATGCCGCCTCTGCCGGTGTTCAAGGAGAATTGCCGCTTTCTACCCGTATTAGACGAAGAAAGGGGCAGGCAGAACTGCCGCTGCAGATGCGTACTACTCTTCCTGAAACAAGGGCCGGCGAGGAACCTTCTGTGATTTATTCACAGAAGGAGCGGCGATTTACTGACAAGGCACAAGGCGTCCTGCCGATGGAGATGGGAACCGGGAGAATTCCTGGTACTATTGAAAGAGGCACCTTGCCGGAGACGCCACCTACGGAGTCTCCTCTTGCTCCTCGTCCTATGACCGTGGAGGAGATGGACAAAGTGCCTACTCAACAGCTTGGTCTTGACTTCACCGGCGTTACTAAGATGCAGGTTCCTAACGTCCTTCCTTCTGAGATGCCTTTTAAGGTAGGTCAAAAGGTCAGGTATCAGGGTAAGACACGGAAAATAACCGGTGTTAAAGTGAAGGAGTTTATTCTCGATGATATGATTGCCGTTCCGGCGGCGGACCTTAAAAGTGTTGGAGGGCGTCGAGCTAAGCCTACCGCACTAGAATCTCCTATTCTGCCAGAGGGGGAGGTTACGAAGCCGCAAGGCCCTTTCGAGAAAGCCCCTCCGCCAAGCGGAGGAGAACCAATAAACCTCCGCAAGGTAAAGGTGGAGGTGGTTGAGGCTCCGAAGAAGCTAGTTGACGATCTTCGCTCTGTAGGTTATTCTGACGAATTTATCGCTACTCTGGTAGCGGATCATGGGATAGAGGGAGCTACTACGCTTTATAAGGCTCGCATCGCGGCCATCTCCCAAAAGATGAAAGAGCGTGATGCTCAGATTCGAAAAGCTCTGGGACAGCAAGTTCGTGAGGGTGTGCCGGAGGAGAAGCTTAGATCCGGAGAAGGAGCTGAATTAGACAAGAGTATTAAGGACGATCTTATTAACCTTGCTGACGCCATTGACGACGTAGAAACGAAAGCTGTCGCAGAAGGACGCCCGCTAACACCGCAGGAAGAAGAGGAGATTGTTAGTGCCGCCGTTCGCACAGGAATCGTTCCGGTTCAAAAGGCTGCTACGAACGTAACCCCAAAAACTAGAACAGCCGCAGATTTGTTGCGGGAGCGTCTTACTTTGCTGAAGGAACGCGGGCTTGCGGAAAGCGAGCCTGTTACGATTACTAAGACTGGGCAGATTCGAAGCAAGCCAAGACCGAAGCAGTCCGATGAAGAGCTCTTGCGTCTCATAGAAGAGAGCGAACAGGACATGCGCGGCGAGCTCGATCATACGGATGGTATTAGGAAGAAGTATGACGAAGGGGATTGGGACTCTCTCTTGAAGGCGGTTCCGTTCCTCCTCGCACTTCCTGCATCTGCTATTGCTTCTATGTTAGCACCTCCTGAAGCTCATGCCATGTATGGCGGTCTGATGGCAAAGGCGGTTCCTAAAGGAACTCGGTGGTTTTCCTCTCTTGTTGATATGCTACCGCGCTTTGAGTTTTCAGACCCGGTATCGTGGAAGCCTGGCGCCTGGGAGGGTATGAAGCAGAGTGGCTTTTTCAGTGCTGATACGCAGTTCGATTATAAGCTGAGCGATTTGGTTAACTGGCCTGAGGGATTTCTCCACTATCCCGATCTTGATAAGATCAAAGTAAAGAAGAGGGGAGGCTTCCTCGACATCTTCCAAACGCAGAAAGGTGCATTCTTTGAGGAATCAGAAACGCTAGTTATATCTCCTTTTCTTGATGAAGCTCAAGCACTTGCGACCTTGAAGCACGAGTTACAGCACTATATCCAATTTGTAGAAGGATTCACTAGAGGCGGCTCACCTAAATTTATTGACTGGATAGAAGCATATGAACCCCTTCTGAAATATTACGAGGATACTGAACAGCTTGGAAAACTGCAGATGTTGCGAGAGAGAGGTCCTGCTGTTCTTGAGGAAGTTGAAAAGCTTTTTGAGATGAGATATGCCCTGTCTAAGCAAGCCGAAGCTTTCGACGCGTCTTTAGGACTGGCTCAAAAAGAAGCAGAGAAGTTTAAGGCTCTCAATAGAGAACTAGTTAAAATTCGGGAAGAGTTCGATTCAGTATACCTTAACTATAACAAGCTAGTAGAGCTCTACGGCAAGGGATTTACTACGAATCCAGAGTATAAAATGATAGAGGCGGCCAGAAAACGCGTTAATAAAGCCGCCGATGAAGCCTTTACCACTTACCTGGAGGCAGTTCGTAGAGCAAATTCCTATAGGGATCGAATTAGGCTACTAAACATTCCTGGAGCTAATTCTTTTATAGAAAAGCAGAAGCCTCTTGACGACTTTGCTTATGATGCTTATAAGCTTTTAGGAGGCGAAGCAGAGGCGAGAGATACGGTTCTGCGGACCCTTCTTACCAAAGCGGAGAGAGAAAGCATCATGCCTATGCATATGGCATTGGCTAAGGGCGAAGAGCTGCCTAGGGCGGAACATCTTGTAAAGACTATGGGATTGCCAGGAAAGCCTGCCGGTCCTTACGAAAAGCCTGTGCCGCAAAGAGACTATCTAAAAGCGCTTTCGGCTATTGTTCTTGGCACTGGCGCCCTCGCCCTCGCTAGCGACGCAGAAGCAAGGACAGTCTTTCACGGAACCCATACCGGCGCGATCAGGCGGTTCCTTGATAAGTTTATAGGCTCCGGCGAAGGCAGTCAAGCGTACGGATGGGGGCACTATTTCACTTCTAAAAAAGCAGTTGCAAAATGGTATGCTGACACGGTTGGAAGGCGCCTAAGCAGGGACGTGGTTCTCGTAGGTGAAACTGATGTGGACGCTTATTTACCTAGGTTTCATTCTGCAGAATTACAGAGTCAGTTTGATAAATCGTTCGGCTCTGGTCTTACATATAATCTAGGCCGGGATGCCTCTGGTGCGGATATTAAGTCAGAGCTTATAGCTTCTCTGTATCAGATGATCCCATCTATCCGAAGAGTACAGAAAGACCCACTGCTCGAGCGGGAGGCGGAGATTGACTATAGAAATGTTGTAGATGCTATTCAACGTATCAGCGAACTAGATCCTGAAAGCTTTCAGCTTGTAAAAGGGCCAGCTTATCTGATTAAAGGAAAGCCGGTACAAGCCACAGGGAATTTGGTAAGTAGCCTACGTGATTTGGCAGGTGCGGAGGGTGAAAAAGATTTCAATGCCAAGCTGCGTCAAATCTTAGAGAACGACGATAAGGCCATCCGACGCTTGGAGCACTACGTGCTTCCTGATGATGAAATTGCTCCGAAGGTGCAAGATATTCTTAACTCGTTCTCCGAGCTTGAGAGAAGGGGCCTGGTAGACGTTGAGAACTTCAAGGAGAATTTCTTGGATGCGATACTGAGTGCTCCCGAGTTGTCTGACCTTCCAAAAGGTTATGAGATCGCTAAGGAAAATCTCAAAACGCTGCGCGCCAAGGCTTCTTACTTAACCGACTACATTATGCAGGAGGTCGACCGTTTCTACGAAGCAAAGAAGAGAGGAGAGCCAATCTCTTGGAGTAGTAGTCCAGTCCTTTCATTCTTTGGAGAAGGCGCAGCTAATCGGGCCGCCGCCTTTGGAAGCATCGATCTCGATCTGTCTTCGCGAGGAAAACTGGAACAAATAAGAAAAGTCAAAGAAGTTTACAAAGACCTAAAGTTCGGCGACATTAAAGAAAAAGGGCCCGAAAAATGGCTCTACACAGTGGAGTTACCTGACGACCTTAAGCTTTTAGATCTTGACGAACGCCTCGACCATTCGCAGTTGGAGGTTATTAGAGACGGTCTCAGGAATCTATATCGTGAAAAGATTGACCCTATGGCTACACCGCCTAAGTGGGCTCAGCGTACTGACGCGTCTAAGATCGCTCAGGTGGCAGGTGAGCTGTCAGCTACTATTGATGCCAAGGCCAAACCTAATATGGGTCACGAATATCAGCTGGCTCTCCAAACCCTCTTCGGAGATAGAGGGGCCTCCATGTTCCTGCGTGACTACGCAGGTTTCAAGGGGAATACCTATATTGGTCGGACGTCTGGGGAGCGTAACTATGTTATATTCGACGAAGACATTCCACAGATCCGAGAAAAGGAGAAGGGTAATGCGGCTGTTGGTCTCTTAGCAACTGTTCTCGGCCTCGCAGGCACAGCTGCGTTAGGCTCCTATGCTTATTATAAGTTGCGTGACTTCATGGAAGCGCAGGGAAGAAAGGCCGATGAGCTGAAGGGCATGCTTCAGAAGGGGGAGCTGAATATGCCCGAAGTAGCTACAGCAGGCCTTTCCGGCGCCGGTCTATCGGCTCTAAAAGAGAGCATTATGAGGGCTCTTGAAAAGACGTCGATGTTCCAACGCTCTACTAATCAAACGCTTGAAGGAGGACAGAGAGTTACTTGGGCCGAGCAAAAAGCGAAGATCAACCCGCTCTCTGAATGGTTCGTTGACCCCAGTAGGATGGCAGAAAGATTGGGAAAGGACGTCTCAAACTGGTGGGCCGATTTGATGAAGGCCGATAATATTACTTCCTATAACTTCAAGAACCATGCTACTCTGTTCCGCGACGTCGAGAAGACCCTTACGAAAGAAGAGCAACTGAGAATGCGGGACATTCTAGAAGGTACAAAGAAGCCGCAAACTCAGGCAGAAGAAGCAGCCTATGGAAAGCTTCGTAGCTTCTACGACGAGATGTGGAATAAAGTAGTGGAGAGCAGGCAGAAGGTGTATGAGCAGAACCTCTCGGAGGAAGAGTACGGCGCGTTCGTTAAGGTTTTTAAAGAGGGTGCTTCGGAAGAGCAAGTGTTGAAAGGTATGCCGCGAGAGCAGGCGGAGGTTATGAAGGAGATCTTCAAGGACTACCGCGATCTGCAGACAAAGGGGAAAATAGAAGAATATGTTACGAAGCACGAGCTAGGGCAATACCACCTCATCGAAGAAATCGTCGGAGAAGATGGGAAGGTTTCGAGACGGATAGTTGCGAACGCGGTATCGAGGAAGGATGCTCTTCGAAAGGCAAAGAAATACTTCGAAGAGAATCCAGATAAGCGCTCGCTTGTTATTGACAGTAATGGGATGCTCTATGATTTAGCTACTGCTCTTCCTAGAGGCTCTTATTACAGAGTTATTAGAGATTTAGGAAAGGCTCTTAAGGAGGATATTACCTGGATTGAGAAAGAGCTAGGGAAGGCCGTTGGAAATAAGAGCGACATAGCTCGAAGGGCTGTAAGGCGGGCCTTTACACTAAGACCGTCTGAGAAGTTTTCTCCTTACCTGCAGGAGCGAAAGGACATCCTAAAGGGGGAGGAGAATATCTTCGACGTCTTACCTGCATATGCTATGTCTATTGAAAAGAAGACTAACCTCGATCCGCTTATTAACGAGGCTAGGCGGCTATTGCAAGGTATTGATGATCCTATGGGTAGGCAGTGGCTGTCTAACTTAATCGAGGATACTAAGGGACGTTACTGGATGTCCGATAGAATTGTTGATACGCTCCTACGAAACCTGAATGTTGAGGCTTCTCCGCTTGCTTTCTCTAGAGGAATAGCAAAGATAAAGCAGGGCGAGGCTATGATGAAGTTTGCCTACAGGCCCGTCGCTGCCTTTATCAATAGACTGTCGGGTGAAGGTCATACATGGGTTAAGTTTGGAACGGAAAGCTTCCTCGATGCCAAGCGCTTTATTAAAACGCCTGAAGGAAGGGAGTTCCTTAAACTCGTCGATCCTTACATGGGCGTTTCTTATGCAACTGACGCCTCGGGAAGGATCAAGCCGAAAGAGTCTCTGTGGCATCCTCTGGGAATGTTCCAGGCCGCGGAAATGCCGAACAGAGAAACTACCTTGGCGGCAGCCTACCTTCACGCCCTTAAAAATTTGGGCCTTAACAAAGCAGAGGCGCAGGAGTATGCTATTAGGCAGAACTGGTTTACACAATTCACTTACAATGCCGCCTCGTTACCTCGTATTCTTCGCACCCCTGTCGGAAGGTTGTTAGGGCAATTCAAACCCTATATGTTAAAAGAGGTTGAATTCATCCGACAGCTAGGTGGGCAGGAGCTAGTAAGGTATATGGCCTTTCAACTAGCGATGGGTGGGCCGCGAGGTTTATTGATGCTTCTTAAAAGCCTGCCGCTGCTGGGGGCCTGGGCCGCCTTGGATGATGCGGAGATGTGGCTTAATAAGCATGCGGCACGTACCTCAAGGGGCATAGGTGGCGCTTTGGGAGTGGACGTAACTGCTGCTGCAACAATGCAGTTGCCTTCGAGGGTAGAGGATTGGGCCGGACCTTTCCTTTCCGATTTGCTGCGGATAAATAAGGAAGTAATTCAGCCTATGATGAGAGGAGAGGGCGGCGTTGCAAGAGGAGCTTGGAAGTCCCTTGAAGGAAGTATTCCTATTATTCGATACTGGCCGGAGTTGGTTATAGACCGACTGATGACTAAAGGACAGAAGGATTATATCATCAAGGACGACCGAGGTAGAGAACTTTATAGACTACAATGGCCTGACTATCTCAAAGAGGCCGCCGGCGCGGAACCTTTAGAAAGCAGTAGAATAAGAGTAGCTGAGGCGATTCTAAATAGGAGACAGGCGGCAACCAATAAAAAGAAAGGGCAGGTTATTGATACTTACGTAAAGGCGCTGGAAGGAGGGCAGCCTGTGCCGCCGGAACTTATTGCCGAAATGCAGCTCCTCGGAGTAACTCCTGGAAGTGTCAGGAGGGAGGCGCGCCTGAGGGGCTTAACACCGATGCAACGAAGGATGCTTCGAACTGAGCTGGGGCGTAGAGCAATGTTGCAGTTGGAATATCCGATCGAGGGTGAATGATTCACAGAAGATTGGGGGGCCAGACTAACCGGCCCCCCACTCGGTTATCCTCTAGCCTTTTAGGAAGGAGAGCTGTACCGCCGGCTTAGGCGGCAGGCTATTACTCACAACATCAATAGCAAACCGTGCACTGTTCGGTCCATACTTTCTTTTTATCTCCTCGATAGAAAGGATGATGTTTAGCAGATCGTTGAAGACGTCTTTTAAAGTCTCCTCACTCATCTCGTACGACTTTAGAAGAAGCTCTGTATAATCCGACCATTGAAGATGGTAGGGCCGCTCCCATTCGTTGTCCAATAGCCCCTCCTGCAAAAAGCCGCAGTAGGTAGGATCATCAAGGAAGTCGTGCTGGCCGGAGCAGATTAAGAAGTGGAGCTTCTCTGTTAGATACCTTAGCGTCTCAGACGGCTCCTTCCTTCTTGCCTGTTCGACATCTTCTTCTGTAATCTTCCCATTTGCAAGTGCCTGCTTAATGAGCAGAGTCATTTGCTTAGGAGTCAGTTGTGTCTCCATAGATTTTTCCTCCTTTCCATCCTAGATATTCTATGATAACCTCTTCGCCATTAAAGACCCTTCTGATAACCCGCATCGAGTCGAGGGTCTGTATAACGGCTTCCATGTCTTTCGCAGAGGCGTCGCGGTAGAACATTCGGGATAGTTCCGCGAGTGTTATCTTCTTTCGTGTTCCGAGAACCGCTAGAACTTGATTCATCAGAGGAGCGGCCTGTGATCTTCCAACGCCGGCGAAGGTATACTGCATATTCTTCTCTGTCCTATCTATGATAGCCAGAGCTCTGTCAAAGTCCTCGCCTTCGATAACCATCCTACTCGTTCGTGAAGCGTTCACGATCATGCAGAGTTTCATTAAGTGCGTTGGCTTCCTTTCGAAATATGCAGCAAACCTGGGATCTATCAACTCATGCTGCTGTTGATCGAAGAAGGTATACCATTCTACATATTTCCCAAGAAACTCCTCGGTCACTTTAAATTCTCCAGACATCATCATAATACGCTCGAGGTCGAGGCGTAACGCTTTTTCTAGGCGTTTTGCCTCCTCAGAGAGGAAGGGCGTCGCAACTGATTTTCCTTTCTCTTTCTCAAAAACGAAGATCATTCGACTGGTTAGGCCGCCACCTATGGCATTCATAGGCAATGTACTCTGCAGTAATTCGGGGGTAGTAGCACCAATCAAGTTGACGAAGACGCCTATAATATCATCGGTGCCTTGATGCTTAGTGCGGTAGACCCAGACATCTCGACAATCAAACCAGTCTGTTAGGTCCATCATCAACTGTTGGTTGTTATACCCCAAGAAGACTGTAAGTTCTTGAGAGTAGATTGTCAATGAACTGTGCATATAGATGACCCCTGTGAGGGGGTCTACGACTGTGTTAGTCGTTTCTTTTAGTTCACGAATTAGGGCTTCCCTTGTTATAGCTTCCGCGGCGAGTTTTACCCCAAGGTCTTTTAACATGGCGGCTCCTGGACTCATCGCGGTACCTTTGCGGCACTTTCCTGCAGGTCCTACAAGTGCTACGTACATGTTGGGATAGAACGTAATGGTTCCCCACCGCATACTACACTTTCGTTGAAGGACCGCCGCAATGGTTGAGATGCCCACCCACTGCCTATACATGAATGGAGGCTCGGTATTCTCCGTGTAGATCAGATAAGAGTCGAGCCAGTCCTTCAACTGTCGCGTACTCACGAAGTTTAACCTCCTTGGACTTCTTCTTATCCATCCCAAATCCTACCTTCAAATCAACGGGGATACTGAACTGGGTCGCCCCCCAAGAAATAGGAGACTCCAAGGAATCTCTGATCCGAAGAATACATTCTGCGTGGATTTTGAAGTCGTGCTTTGTCGAGATCTGAAATGCTAAGGCATCATGGATCTGGTTTAGAAGCTCGACTGGATAAAACCACTGCTGATTGTAATAGACGAAGCAGAGGCCGTGGTCATTTAGTTTCTCTGCGACAGTGCTCTGCGGAATGTAGGCATATGCTTCCTTAAATAGCTCGTCGCCCCATCTATCGAGGAAAAGCCTCTTACGACCAAAGCAGTTTTCTAGCGTTCTAGTCTTAGATAACTTACTGCGTACCCAAGCGTGGTACGCACGCACGCCGGGATAGACAGTGTGGTATCGGTCGACTATGAATTTCGCATCCGCTTCAGGTATTTCGTACAGGAGTGCGAACGACTTGAAGCCGAAGTCATAATTCAATGAGTGATTTGCTTTCTTTCCCCAAAAGCGTTCGCTGAATGTACCTCCACCGATTGGCGCGCTCCCATCTTCGTCGGATACTTGGTCGAGTGCTTTGTTGAAGATGAGGGCGGCTGTCTGGCGATGAAGATCTATACCATTCTCGAACGCTCTAATCATGGATGGTTCTGGAGCGATATATGCCAAAGTCCGATTCTCTGCCTGTGAAAGATCCATTAGGTACGAAATGTAGCCAGCATCAGCGAGCAGGAAGCGCAGCATCTCCGGAGGAAGATTTTGCATATTCGTGCCTGTTTCGAAGATGGTTTCTGATGACGACAATCTTCCAGTAGTTGTGCCTACTGGATTAAAAGAGCAGCGTAAACGACCGTCGTCATCAAGCGTAACGTCATAATAGGTGCCTTTAAGTTTGGTTAGTTTACGCAGGCGTAGGAGAAGGTCTGCTTCTTTGAAGCCTCTTCTGCTAAGCCGCTTTAAGGCCTGACCGTCAACGCTTGCGGAACCAGTCTTTCTGTTGATGTAAGGCTGTACCTTCTTCTTGCCATAAAAGTAATCTTTTAGTTGGTTAGGGCTGTTGGGATTGACGTCATACCCACAGCAAGTGCGGAGCTCGTCAGTCAGAGACTTGATCTCTTCTTCAGCCTCGACAGACGCTTTTGTTAAGCCTTCCACGTCGACAAGAATACCTTTCTCCTGCATAAAAATGCAGGGTTCGATTACTCTTAGTTGGCGTTCATAGGCTTCCACATTGCCCTGGGCCTGAAGCTCCCGATAGATTTTAGGGAAGGCTTCTAAGCATACTGCGCTATCTTTCGCGTTGTATAGCCAGAAGTCCTCGTCGCTACCACCAAAGCGGAACCACTTCTTTCCTTCGTCTTTGTAGTAAGGTTCCCTAGTCCAAATGCTCGTTATGAAGTCAAGGCCTTTTGGGAAGTCTGGATAGAGAATGGCTTGTGCAACCATAGTATCCTGAATAGGACGGGTTACGAAGCCGTACTTACGAAATAGGAACGTCGCATCGAAAGCCACATTCTGTCCTACTTTCTGAATGTTCTCATTCTCAAGAATAGCTCCGATAGCACGCCAGATTTCATACTCCTGGTCCAGAGTGAAGTAGTCACGATAGCCAGACTCCATAAATGGAATACTAATAGCTTCAGTAGGTGAGTAGGCGAAAGAGATACATGATACTTCACCATTCATGACCTCGATGTCGAAAGCAAGCATCTGTGACGCCGAGCATCGCTCGAGAAAGGAGAGGCAATCGTTGAAAGAAGGACGGAGGCGTATGTGGCGTTCTGGCAACTGTGCTTCCCGCGTCGTTGCTTCCTCTCGCACACGCCTAAGGTCGAAGGAGATATAGTGAACGAAGATGTACTGACGCAGAGCGGTCGCCGGATGGATTGTTGGAACGACCTTTATAAAGCGGTACTGCCCATTATGTTCCAAGAATCCCTGGAGAATCGAACCGCGCCACTTCATAATGCCGTGCCGCTGTGTTAAGGCGTAAAGGGCGGTATTGCCTACCGCAACGTAGACGTTGGCATCTGTGGCCCAGAGTTCTTCATGCAACGCACGAACATATGCATTGAACTCAGGAGTACAGGACACCCGCTGTCCTTGCGTTTTAAAGAAGACTTCTATGTCGTTGTTCGGCGGTTGTTCTTTTACCACGTTAGTGATATAGCAGGCAGAACGAGGAATTCCCGCGTTGCTAAGGAGATTGTCTAATACTTGGCCAGACTGCCCTACGAAAGGCCTACCAAGTTTCACCTCCGTGGCACCAGGGGCTTCGCCTACTATAACGATCGAGGCGTCTTTATCGCCCTCGCCATAAACGAGGCGCTTCGTAGGATTAACCTGCATCTTCCAGAACCTCCGAGTAGGATTTATAGTGTGGAGGACGACTCTCAAATACCCTCTGTACAAATGCGTCTCTGTATTGAGAAGACAGATCGTAACCAAAAGCAGTCATACCTTTGTTGGCGGCGGCCAGAATGGTATTCCCGCTACCCGCAAAGGGCACGAGGACTCGTCCGTTCATAGGGCTGAAGGTCATGAGGATGTCTTCCATCATTTCGATCGGCCTCTCGGTTGGGTGGATCTTTCTTCCGCTATACACCGGTTTATACATGAAAGTGTTAACTCGGCCCGCCTTGTAAAGTTTGGGGTCTCCTTTCTTTGCATAGAAAAACATTTCGTACGCGTTTGCTAGGCTCCTTTCTGGATTGAGTGACTGCCCAGTACCTTTGACCCAAACAGCAGGAAGGCGTTTACCACGTAAGCCGACCGCCTTCATAGCGAGGTAGATCGGTTCAAACCAGGGATCAGGAGCAAACCAAATAATCATCCAGCTGTTCTCGGCCATGACTCTCCAAGTTTCCTGTAAAGTCCCAATCAGGAAATCGACGTAGTCTTTTTTATCAACTTCGTTGTAGTATTCGAGACCCTCTGAGTTCGCGGTTTTCTTGTCCTGCAATTCGATAGCATAAGGAGGATCGATTTCTACGAAGTCAATACTGCCGTTGGGGACTTGCTTTACCATCTCGAAGAAATCACCGACAACAAACCTGCTCGCAATCTCCCGCCGTACGCGGTCAAGAGGAGAGGTCTCTTGCTGGGTCATTATCTGCCTTGCATAATGAGCCCTTTCTACCTCGTTTGTTAATTTCTTTAGCAACTTCACGGCGTCAGCACGCGTCTTCGCTCGCTCTAGAACAGGAATATGTTCCAAGGCGTCGGCGAGTTGGAGGTCTTTACTAATAGTGGTGCGGTCGACGCCGAGAAGGGCCGCGGTCTTATCTTGCGACCAACCCTCACCCGTAGCACTCTTCGCCTCACCGTGGATCTGTACTTGAAGGCGGTGAATTTCCTTCCGCAGTTTGGCGGCTTCGATCCACGTCAGATCCTTACGGCAGACATTCTCCATTAGTTCGATGGAGCGCATTTCTAGGTCTGAGATAGACGCAGGATAAATGCGGACCGGGATTTCATCTACCTCCGCAATCTCGGCGGCACGAAACCTCCTCCCGCCGGCTAAGAGCGTATACTTATTGTCGCCGTCGTATCGAACGGCGAGTGGTTGAATAATTCCTTCCTTTTTAATTGAAGACGCCAGTTCGTTAAGATCGCCATAGTCCTCACGAAAGCGTTCTCCAAACACGATTGCTGATCTTGGTATAGTACTTAGTTGCACTTCTTACCTCCTTGAAGAAGAGCCAACAAAGCTTCTGCTTGTGCAGGATTGATGGCGGCTAGAAGGTTCTCTGTGGAATTGACTGCTTTCTTCGCAACGGCTTTACGTTTTGGTTCCGCCCCTTCCACCCTTTTCTGGTACGCTACCTTCTTCGGAATCCGTCGGTTCGCTCTGACGCCGCTGATTACTCTGATTGCTTCCGAAGGAGGCAGATATAGAATGGAGTGGCGAAGATCCTCTAGACGAGCCATGATGGAATACCTCCACTAGTGATAGGCGGTCTGACATGATAGCACCAATAGCTATCTCTCCATGCTCCTCGATCATTTTGACAACCTGTTCGAGGACTCTCACAAGAATTCGTTGCCTCGCTCCCCAAGGGATTATGGCAAGCTTGGTGAACAGTTCATCTTCGACATTAACAGAAACGCGCCGCATGTTTTATCACCTCCTTTGATGGCAGTAGCCTCAATAAAAGGGGCGTCAGATAGACGCCCCTTCTGTGAGGCTAGGACCGATCACTTAGGAACGACAAACTGCTTCACGCGGTTCCTGTCGCCGTACGTGTTGTCCTTCTCCTCCTTCAGAATAGCCCAGCCCATCAGGCCACGAAGGCGATCGCCATCGATAGGCTCAGCGGGATTATAGCCGAAGGCCTTGAGGAAAGCCATGAGGACCGACTTCTTCATGTTGGCGGTCTTCAGGTCATCCTTCGGCATGGGCAGGTTAAGCATTTCGAAGACGTCCTTCGACTGCGGCTCGGAAGGAATCTCGAAACGTACGTTGAGGTATACGTTGCCCGTGTTTTCGGACACCTTGCGCTCCACAGAAACGATGCGGAGCTGGTACTCGCCGGCCGGGACAACCTTCGGTTCAAATACGCCTGTGAAATCAATCTGCTCAATGAAGCTCATACTAAAACCTCCTATGGTGTTTTATTCTTCTGCGCCCACCTTATGTGAATGGTTCACAGAAGATTGTGTTAGAACAGGAAAAAGACGACCTTGATCTTTTCGATCGGCTCAGAAGAAGCAGAACCGATGCCCGTACCGCCTCCTACGGAGGCACCATACACGTCGTTGCCACCGTTGACGGCTGTCACGCCGCCGCCGAAGCCGAGGTTCCAACCACTGCTCTTGTTAATAAACGTAGCAGCGTACGCAGCTTCTTCGATGAACTTCGCACCGGCTTCCAGAGCCTTCTTCCCAGCAGCACCCCAAATCTCTAAATCGCTTGCGCCCTCGCACTCGAGGATCGCAATAGGAACGTCCTTCGTCCCAATAGTCAGTGTCTCGGATGCATCTTTGGCCGGACTGATCTGGAACAGTTTGCACTTGGCGCTGTCCCAGGCGGAGTAGAAGCCGTCCAATTCGGCCGAGGCCCACTGCTTCTTGCTCATACGCCAGGGTTTGGCTTTCCCAGCCACTCCCTTTTCGAAAGGGCCGCGGTAGGCAAACCCTTGAGGGGCTTGATAACCATAGAAGCCAGGCAGCTCGCGCTTGTTCTCGGGGCTAATGAAGGTCACTTCCTGAGAAGAATTGTTGCTGTTGCTAGTGTTGGCCGACCCGATGATGGCTTGGCCCTGCGCTTGCAACTGCCCCTGCGCTTGCTTCTGTGCCTGTCCCTGCAACTGCCCTTGCTGCTGTCCCAACACGTTCACATTGGTGTTAGTGTTGGTGTTCACGTTCGTGTTGGTGTTGATGTTGGTGTCGATAACATTTGCTTCTGCCTGAGGACCGTTGTTGATGGTGTCCATGAAGGCATAGGCCGGAGAAGCAAACGACACAACCGCAGCGATAATCAAAAGCCAACTTTTCATGTCAAAGAACCTCCTCTCAATAGGTCAATTGTTCAATTGTTGTTATTTGTGCAGAACCTCAAGCCGCTACTCTTGCTTTTCACCTCCTCCCGCTCGCCGGAACCACTCCTTGAGCATGATGTTATTAGCCTCGATCAGTGTCTCCATAAACATGATCTTTAATTGTTCCCTACCCCATGAAGTCTGACGTTCGACGTTCTTCATAAACGTCATCCGCAAAATTTCACTATACTCCTGCACGGTCAGCATCGGAAAGTCCCGCCTTTCTCAGGATATTCTTGAAGTCCTGGGGTTCATAAGTCTCTAACTTGCCTTCTGCGGCGAGGCGGCTTCGCGCTTTGAAAAGGCCTGTCGAGCGCGTTAGCCATTCATACCTAATACCGGCGGAAGACTCCTTCGTGTGGGCGTAATAGAGTTCGTCGAAGAGCAGAGGTATCCGCATCTTCAACTTACCGATAAAGAGAGGGCCGATAAACATCCTACCAGTTGCTTCGTCCTTGTCGACGTCGCTATGTGCGATCAAGATAACGTCGCACGGTAGGGTTGTGAAGGATTTGTATGCCGCCTCCAGCATGGCCATAGCTGGTGCGTAATCCTGTTGAAACGGATGTCCTCCGGTACGGCCAGCTTTTTGCAGGACGACATTCATGGCAGTACCAGCCATGGTAGTTGCGCTGTCAAGAACGAACGTTCCTATGTTTTCGAACATGCCGCCATGAAGGAGGCGATGATACTCCTTATCCCACGCCTGGAATACAGAAGGTCGCATGGGATCTTCGTTTTCCCACCTGCTGTCTACGAAGAACCACCCCTCTTCTACGCACTTCCTATTCCCCTTCTGCCCTCCCGGATCGAAGGAGTGGACCAAGACAGGGCGTCGGGCTGTCCTTAGAGAGTAGGACTTACCAGAGCCGGAGTCTCCATATATGATAGCATTAAAGGACTTATGTCGAGCGTCGGAGGTATACAACTGCTTAATCTCTGATAGCTCTTTTTGAATGTCTAAAGGCATTTTACCTCCTCCTAATGATGCTAGGGCAGGATGAATCGGTTGGGGTTAGGGATTCTTCGGGAACGCCAGGAGCCCACGTCGGAGCGTTCTTTATGAAGTCCTGTTCGATGAGGTCTGGAGTGACGAAGTACTCCGAAAGTAGGCGCATCAGCGTATCTAACTTGTTGAATACGACGGTTTGGCAGCCTACCTTGACGACGAAGCCGTTGAGACAGGGTTCGATAATGATTGTTCTTGCCATAATAGTTCCTCCTCTCGATTATGTTATTTGAAGATCATATCACAATTTTCCGTAGTTGTCAACAATTATTTTTTGCCTTCGCCTTTTTTATCTTCTGCCGCGGCCGGCTCCACATGTGACTGGCGGTACGTCAAGCGGCTGATGTTCCTGAGAGGGACGACGTGCCGGCGATCGCCATCCTCCAGGCGAAGAACGACCTCGTCAAAGATCTTATCCCACTTCAACGAAGTGTATTCTAGGTTTTCTATAATACCGCTGACGCTGTGATGAGTAAGACGCTTGACCTCTGACATTATACACCTCCTGTTAAAATAAAGTTAACTTCCTTCTTAGAGAAGTCGAAGACATGCTTTGGCTTTCTTTCTTGATCGGCCGGATTCCACCATTCGATATGGAAGCCAAGTGGTGCTTCGTCTGCATACTTTAGTGGATTACTCCACGCTGTACAAAAGCCATGATAAGGACAGCCGAAGTACTTTGTGCACGCTGTCGGATTTTGAGGAAAACACATTAAGACTTCGTCGTCTTTCGAGGCTTCCCTGAGGCGTGCAAAGTCTTCTTCGATGCGCGCAACGTACTCGTTGGCGTGCCAGAACCATGACTGCATAGCTGACAACGTTCGTCTGGAGGGAACGCGTTGGAATTGGATCTTGGTTTTGTTGAAGATCGTACCGTTAATCTCCACTCCCCAGACTTCGTTTGGTGAAAAGAGACAATAAAGAACGTGATTGTACGTCCCGCATTGGAACGATAGTGCCCACTGATCGAGCCACATTCGGCTAAGTTGCGAACCAGTTTTATGTTCCCTGCTAAAATAGCCTCTATCGTCTCTGAGGACAGAGTCCATTCTGAAATGCAGAACGTTCCTTTCGTTAATAGGTACGGTACCCGCGATCTCTGTGTATAAAGTGTCGAATCTTTCACCGGCGTACTCCACTATGTATCCAGTTAGGGCAACGAGCGCGTTGCCGGGGTTCTTGGGGGCATAAGAGGGATCCATTATTTCTGGCACCTTTTTCCTGTAATGCTCTGTTAGAAGGCGAGCAGCCTCCGCCACGCTTTTCGTGGAATAGCCGTGGAGGATGAGATGCTCCATACCAATATGCCAGCATTCTCCAAAGTAGGTGTGGTTGTTAAAAGAGTCAGGTGTCCAGCCCATTACATAACGATAAAAATACATGCGTGGGCATTCGAGGTACTCTTGAATCTTGGAAGAATCGTGGATGTACCACGACTCGTGCTCGGGTACTGGGTATGGTTTAGGCATTGCACCGCCTCCCTTCTGTCAATAGATCCTTTGTTGGACAGGTGTCCCTGTCTGGACAGTCCTTGCAGGTAATCTTGCTGATCTCTCGTACCACGCCGTTGACGATGACTCCTGGCATTAGGTCGTTTAGAGCATCAACGAGGCGCAGGATCTTCTCCACAGATCCAGCTAGGGATACGACGGCGCGGCCCTCCTTCTGTACGGATGTCTTCTCATACTCCCCAGCGAACACATGAAATGAGATGCCGTACTCGAGGCACAGGGATTTGAGTCTGGTTTGGAAGTCAGCATCCTGCGGTCTTGGTTTCAACGTCTTGGTAGTCATACTTTTCGCTCCTTTCTCATCTTTAGGAAGTCCCGCTCTGCCAGGCACGCTAGTCCTCTGAACTCGGACGGAAGTGATTTGAGAAAGATCTGCATATCAAAGTCCGGGTTCTTATCGTAAGAGGTTTGGATGGTAGAGAATAGGAGCGCGTACCGCTCTTCTCTCAGGGAACGACGTTCTGCTCTAGTCTTCTTTTTCTTCTTTTCCACCTAAGACCTCCTTTGTCAAGAAGAAATGCATGTCTGAGACATTGTTAATAACCTTGTGTGCATGATTCACAGAAGAATTCCATGGTCGTCTTACCAAGACGACTCTTTTGTATGAGGGAAGACAGGGGTGATCCTCGACCAGGAGGGCATCCTCAATGGCGGCGAAGTACTTATACTTATCACTTACGTTTTGGAACATAGTGATTTTCGCCTCAACGTTGCGAAGGAGGTTTAGAATCCAGAGTTTTGTGTAGGCCTGCCACCTTCTTGGCTGTACTGTAAGGATATGAATAGGTTCGTCGAGGATGCTATAGGCATTTTCTATCATATCCTTATACTCGGTCGGCGGCGCCGACACCAGAATATGGATGTTGTCGTTTACCTTCTGCACCAAATTCTTTCCAAGTGCATCTCGATGATCCCACGTTGGAATATGATAGCCGAAGGTTGCCTTGCTAATGTCGCGGATTACACCGTCTAGATCCCAGAAAATCATCTCCGCCTCCGTTCCGCCTCCGTTCCGTCTACGCCTCCGTGAGCTCTAAGAAAATCGGAAAGCGCGGCACTCCACGACTGCTCGTTAAATGTTGATACTTAACACGGACGTAGAGCCCGATTAAGAGGTCGCGGTGTGCCCAGAATTCTTCTCTCTGCCGCCTCGTAAAGCCGCTTCCTATAGAGAATGGCTCTCCTTCTTCAGAAGCGCAGAGAAGGGAGCCGAGAGCTTCCTTCGGGTTTCCGTCTTTGTCTATTTCTCTCTGGTAGCCGACGATCTTCCAAACGTCGCTTCGTGTCGGTTTGAATTTCATAATGTCTGTGCTTCGCCGTCTGACATATAGGCCGAATGAGTTTCGTACTATGATGCCTTCGTAGCCGGAAGAAGAATAATTATCGAGGCTGTCCATTATGGAGTCTACGCTGTCTGCCAGCTTGGACGTTACGATCTTGATGGTTTCTCCTTCTAAGGTGGGACCTATATCTCCTTCTAGGAGGAGAGTGCGTTCCGCCTGGACAAGAGGAGATACTATGTCGAAGACGTGGTACTGCATCTCGTCATAGTCCCATCTTATATTCGTTTCTCTGCTCGTTATGCTCACTATGTCATTGAACGATCTTCCGTGGATGTAAAGTTCTCCATCGAGTTCTATGGAGCGAAGACCGCTATGTTGGAGGGCCGCCGAGATGTGGGGAACGGAGACGATCTCGTGCATCTCACTCGACAACAGGCGAACGTCCCCGTTCTCGTTGATGATAGCACGACACCGTACTCCATCCAGTTTGGGTTGGATTATGAAAGGCGGTTGCCATTTTGCTAGCCTCTTCTCCTCAAAAGGATAGCAGAGCATGATGCCGGCCCGCCTTTGCCAGGTCTTACGTTCGGCCATCGTTTTTCTCCTTTTTCAGATACGTTCTATATAAACGATTCCTGATACTTGGACGTTAGTGCATTCCCAGTTCTTCACCGAGAACCATTTTTCCTCTACGAAAGCTCCTGAGGAGGAGGGCTGTCGTGAAGAGCGCGGAATGATGGAGTGCTCTTTGAAGCAGACGCAATCTGTGCGACACTGCTTGCCCGTGATGGGGCAAAAGTAGTACCATTCGTCCTCATGCATATTTCTGGCTCGGAGGCCATTCTTCACAAACTGCTCGAACTTTGTTATGGCGTCTCGAGCCCGCTCTTGCGTCGTATACTTGGGCTCGAGCAGGTTGTTGTTAAGTGCTGCGAAGTATTTCCAGTCTCTCATATAGAAGCTACCTCCCTTCTTCTATGTCTTTTATTTCTGGGGCCGCTGAGTGTTTGGCCATCTTCCAGAAAGCAGCGGCGGCATAATGCGCTATCTTCACCATGTCCCGCATGGCCTCCTTATGACCCCTTCTATTCTCCCGCATGTTGCGGGTTACGTACTTGCTGATGGCTCTGAGACAGTCTTCGACCGTATAGGTCGAAAGGCTGTCGTCTGGTAGGTCGCCGAACTGCTTCACGGTATAGTTCTCGACGTGGCCGGTTACCACGTCGGAGAACGAAAGCCATTCTATAACTCTGGACATTATCCTTTCCTTTCCATTTCAAAAGAGGAATGGAGGGCGGCCTTTGGTCCTCGAGGGGTGAGTACCGGCCTCGAAGCAGGTACTACCTCCAGGGATAGGTACCGGCCTCGAAGAGTGAGTGCCGCCCTCCATCTAATGGGGAGGTGCCACCGATCAGCCGATCAGCCGTTCGCCTTCATGCTTTTCAGCTTCTCAATCAGAGCAAGCTGTTCCTCTTCGGACATGGTGCCGAACTTGTTCATGAGAGCGGCGACCGGATCCACCATCCTCTCCATCTTCACGCCGGGCTTCCACGTTGCCAGGGCGGAGGCGATCTCCGCCTCGGACTTGCCGGCCTCGAGGAGGCGGCGCATCCCAGCCTGGAGGGTGATCTTGGCAGATGCGACGAAATCATCGTACACGGCCTTTTCGCCGAACTTCGCGACCGCATCCTGCAGGTTGTCGCCGAAGTCATACTGAACGCAGGCCTGCCTTTCGATCCCATCAATCACCTTCGTTGCTTTCACGTCGATTTTGGCCATAACTCTGTTCCTCCTATCTTTTGAAGTTTTGTGGCAGTAACCTGCCAACCATTATTGAAGAGCATAACATAAAAATTCGTAGTTGTCAACAATTTTTTCCCTACTACGCAAATTTTTTTTACCGCTATTAGTGGCAGAGATGCACAACGATCAGCAATCCGATTATCAGCAATAGCGGTATAAACTGTTTCGGGTCCGCGTTCTTCACCCCCTTCCCTCATTCGGCGCTTCCACATTCGGAGCTCCGTCGCTTGATGTTATTATACCGCCTCCTATCCGGAGGCACCTTCCGTGAACGATTCACAGAAGGTTATGTTCTTCTGCTTCTGGTGCTGAGCGCGGTCCGAAGCAGGCGTCTGGTGACCCAGACACCCATTATGTACTTATCATGGACTGCGGTCTTGTAGAAGATGTTGGCGTACTCCGACGTGACGAAGTCATAACAGAAATCAGCTCCGCCCCGCCTAACTACGCCGAGGACATAGCGGCGAAGAGCCTGCTCCGCCAACTCGTACGACGCATATACTTCCTTGCATGAAGTGCTACCTTCTCCACGTCTGAGATCCTCGACCATTAGAAGCCAAACGCTCTCTGTATTCATTTACTCGTTTCCTCCTTTCTTTCTTTTATCATCTTCGTTTCCAGAAACGAAAGCCAATCTGGTGCCTGTCCGGTCATGAGTGACCACTTTTCTACAAGACAGTGCACCATGTTCCATGTTCCGACTAGAATCGCGGTTGTGCAGACGATAACGGAGCCTAGGCAGAACAATAGGAACACCCACGTTCCGCTAATGCGGAACACGTACGTTAAGGTAGTCTCGAAACCATTACTCATCATTGCCTCCTTTCTCATCTTGAGTAGTATATTTGTGATAGGTGAAGAATCCTTTCTTCATAATTAAGCCAGCTGCGCGTCTGTAGAGCTCGCCGGACGACAGAAGAAGTGAACAAATCGTACCGGGGCTGAGATATTCCGGGCCTTCGTTTCCATAGCGAATGCAAATGAAGTGCCCATCCGTCTTGCTCTGACATACGAAGACATCGTAGAAGGCTACGACCAGCTTCTTCTTTCCGTCTTCTACTCTGGTTTCCACTAACTCAAGCGTGCCTACAAATTCGTCTGGGGCGTGATTACAGGTGTTGTTAAAGTGCATTTATCCTTCCTCCTCTCTTTTTAAGTTCGTAACAATTCCGCTCTTGATAGCTAAGCTTCTCAACTCCTCCGGGCCAATGCCGACGGTGTCGGTCTGGCCCTCCTTTGCAGTGGCTGTTTCTGACTGTGTGGAACCAAGTATGCGCTCTGCCGCGGCGCGAAGGTCGTTAAGGAACAGATCTTCGTCGCGGAGGGCGTCCGCGATATTCTTCTTCAATCGGCCTTTCATCGTCGTATCCACACCTCTTCTGGAGAAGAAAGAAAGGGCCTCGTGTGTTGTGAAGGCCCTTCCACCTCTCTGGACAATCGTCGAGGCGACGATACTTAGAGCAAACGCAATTGCTCCCGATTTCGTGGGAACAAGGCCGTTCTGCTCCATGTGATAGAATACCACGGCAAGGTCGCTCACAGGCACTCTTGCGTTAAATACAGCTGTTGGTTTGTCGCTCATTTTTCTCCTCCCCGTTACTTAAGGCCCGTTATTTGAGGTAGAGCCAGATGCAGTACGCAATCAGGGCTAACATGCTAATAGAGTAAATGCAGAGGAAATAAGCTCTCAAGCGTCTGTCTACGATTCTGTTCTGGTTCTGATTCTGGAATTCCCTCTTGAGTCTTTGCATCTCTCTCCTTCTCCTTCTTCTCCCTTTCCAGGTCGAATTTTAATACCAAGGTTGGCTCGAACAGGTCAAGCAATGAAAGGTACCGCTCTGCAAGTTCGGCATGCGTCATGCCGAGAACCCAGAGGCGGCACCTTCCGCACTTGGAAACGTAGGCGTCAATATGAAGGTCCGTCATTGGGTCATTGGACCGAACCTGGTGTGTTCGCGCCCTCCAGTCTTTGGAGAGCCAGGAAATGGACTCTCCATGATTCAAGTCATACTCGACGGTCCACTTATCGCCGCAGTGGCGGCAAGTACAACTCTTTATGACGTGCTTATACAATTTGACAGGCCCATGTTGAGGGGCCGCTTTTGTAGTTGCTGGCGGTGCAACTACCTTCCGCGCTAGGCGTCGCAACTCGTCTTCGGATACGCCTAGCGCTTCCATCAATTTCTTCTTTACATCATCCATTCAGCACCTCGTTAGTACAGGTCCGCGGTGGCCTTTACGAACTCCTTGATAACGTTCCTGACCTCTTTCGCCCTGGGGTGTCGCCAGTACTGGATGTTGCACTGGACGTACAGGAGCTGGTTTCTAATAGCGAGGGTTGAGGCGTTGGCCTTGATGAGGTCGATGCAGAACCTGGTGTAGCCAATGGCCCACTTAAGGGCCTTGGCGTCGGCGGAGGCCATGATGGTCTCCAGGGCGATAAGGAGATTTTTGCGGTCCGTCGGTTCGGTGAGTTCTTTCATTGCTCTTTACTCCTTTCTCTATTGTGATAATACATTATAACATATTTTAACGTAGGTGTCAACAATTATTTACCAACTATTTGAAAAATTTTTTGTAGTTGTTATCGATGTTACCGTGTTAATGCTGTAGGCCTGTGGGCTGGTTAACGTGTGGGCTACCCCATCCCCATTTTTGAAAACCCGTCACAGAAGGTTGCGGGGAACTTCTACGTCGGTCTTCTTATTTTTTTTCTCTATTTTTTTTTCTCTCTATTTTTTTATTCTTATTTTTTTATCTATTTTTTTTATAGAAAGAAAAAGAAAGACCGCCTCCGACCTTCTGTGACGGCATTTCACGGATGGGGTGGGGGTAGCCCACATGCTAACTAGCCCACATCATAACACCATTAACACAAATAACATGTTAACAACTCCATCTACATACAGGGGCCAAATTGGCAGGGCCAGACCGATAGGTTCGAATCGGTAGGTCTGAATCGGTAGGTCTGGAGCAAAAGGAAGGCCCGCCGCCTCCCGTGAATCATTCACAGAAGGCGACGAGCCGCACTTCTCGCTTCACAGCTCCGCCTCGCAGCGTCGCTTTACAGCTTGGCGGCGCCGTCGGCATCGAGCCGGCGCTTCCACCTCCTCAACTTGCATCCGAACAACCTCTTCTTCTTCAACTTCAGTTCTCTCCTAATCCTCCGCTTTTCCTTCTCAGAAACCATTCATACCTCCTTTCTATTCGCAAGAAGCCGCTTTCTTGAGGTAAAGGTGAAACACCTTCACCCCTGCCAGACCCCTTCGAACGAGGCGCTCCTGCTCAGCGTACGCCTCTTCCTCGCTCTGGAAGAACTCATCTTTCCAGAGCCACGCTCCGCCGGACTGCTGAAGCCCGACGACATAAACAACCCGCTCCATACCCAAAGCTCCTTTCCAATGTTGTTATCGCACTCCCATGAACACGAACCCATACGTTACGCGCTCCGGCTTCTTCTTATCCATGCACTCCTTGTGCAGGTAAGTGAAGCCGACATCCTTCCCATCAACTTCGATCTGATAAACAAGTTGCCCTTCCTCGATGGCCCTTCCGCAGAAGGGACACCTTCTCTCCCCTAATAAAGTAACCATTGATTTGCTCCTTTTTTTGGAGTAGAATTTGGTGTAGAATCGGTGCGGAAGTTTGGAGCGAAGTGGGAAAAAGGGGAAAAATGGAGCCAACTACAAGGTTTTTTAGAAAATTTTCGTTACGAGCCTTGTTCAGCGGCGTACCGGTTAGGGGTTACGCCAGCAGGGAGCTGACGGCTTCGAAGACCCGTTCAGGGGTTCCGAATTTAGCGAGAAGGGCTTCAAAGCGCGCGTCACCGAAAGCGGCCCGCAGATGAGCCTCTTTAGAGATGGGCTTTCGCGCTCTCTTTTCGCCTTTTTTGTTGATAGTCCAGCGGAACCGCGAGGGCACGGTCATTCCGCGGTACTCGGAAGCAACGGCGACTTTTGGCGAGTTGCTGGCCGAGAGCCGTTCGATGATATCCCCGAGCTTCCAAGACGTGGGGATAACCATTTCGATGGTCGCTTTGGTTCCGGCGCCAGCTTCGCGGGCGTCCTTGTCTTTCGAGATAACAGTTTCCACGGCAAAGACGATTTCGCAGGGCACCGTTTGCTCGAGCCAAGCCTTCAAGGTGTCGGTGGCGTTGATGTAGTCCATATCAATCCCTCCAGTTAGTTTTTGATATGGCACGCCGCTGGACAAGGCCCGCAACGAAGGTCACGATATTCAGTTGTTAAAGAGTGCGGAGGTTGCGGCCGTCATCCGGTCGCCCCTTTCCTTATCGTTGAAATAATCATACCATACCCCGTTTGGAATGTCAAGCCCTTTTTTTCGTGTTGATCGCGGGAAACAACGAAGCGGCCCGCCCGGCCCGCCGGCCCTGGATCCAATGCGGGCCGTTGCAACCGCCGCACGAGCCGGTAGGGAGCGGGGGAACCGCCTCCTATTTCCCGCCGTAAGGCACTTTCAGATTTTGTAAAAAATTTTTAGAAGCCTACCACCTACGGTGGCGCCTATGGCGCCCTTCGAGGGCGCCCTTCGAGGGCGGCCCCATCTTCCGTGAATGATTCACATAAGTTTGGGGTGCCGCCTTCCACAATGGTGGTTATTTGTGTATTGACACCTACGTTTTTATGTGTTATTGTGCAGGTATAGATAAGGAGAGGTGTGTCATGCGGGTTCCGGCGTCGAACAGGCGATTTGAGATTCAGGAGATGTGGGAAAGACACCACCAAATCTGCCGCCTTGCCGTGCTCGGTCTGAAGCAGAAAGCCATTGCTGAAGCCCTCGGCATCACAGAGCAGACTGTCTCTAATACGCTCAATTCGACCATTGTGAAACGTCACCTGAACGTCCTCCGCGATACCGCCGACCTGGCCGCGGTAGACGTCGCGGCGGAAATAAGAGCATTAGCTCCCTTAGCAACGCGCCGGCTCAAAGAGGTGCTAGAGAATGATGATGCCGACACTAAGGTGCAGGTAGGCGTCGCGCAGGACATTCTCGACCGTGCTGGGCATTCTGCTATTAGGAAAGTTCAGAGTGAGAACCTGCATGCACACCTCAGTCTTGAGGAGATTGAAGAAATCAAAGCGCGCGCCAGAGAACTGGCGGCGAGTAATGGTATCACCGCCAGAAAAGATGACGACGATAGGAAGGTGGTAGATGTCATCGCGCAAGATAACGGACCTACATCCTAACTTACAGCCGAAGTGTCTCGCCTTCCTAGGTCTATGTGCGGAAGCGGGCATTCCTGTGATGCTTACCTGCACTTATCGCAGCCAGGCAGAACAGGATGCCCTTTACGCGCAGGGCCGCACCACCCCAGGGCGCAAGGTTACCTGGACCCGCTTCTCTCGTCATTCCAATACAATCAATGGAAAACCAGCGGCAACCGCCTTCGACATTGCCATCCTTTCCGACGGCAAGCCGACATGGGATTTGAAGGTGGATGTAAATAAGGACAGCATTCCGGACTATCAAAACGTCGGGAAGATCGGCGAACGACTCGGACTTGAGTGGGGTGGAAGGTGGAAGTCCCCAGACTATCCGCATTTCCAACTGGAGGTGTAATGAGGGAATTATGTTCAGAACACGGCTCTACCTGTGGCAGGATTCTCGATCACGAGAAGCGGGTCTCTGTGACCGAGGAACGAATTGACCATGTTATGGATAGGGTCGACAGACTCGAGGAGGTACAGGGCAAGATGGTTTCGCAGCTTACTGAAGCGTCTGCGGGCCTGAAAGCTCTCGCTTCCAAGATCGACGATGCGGTAAAGGCGGCAAATGGGGGAGGGAACCCATCGCCGACGGAAGAAGTGGGACAGAAGGCAGTAACCTTTTCTCAATCACTTAATAAGGCCTGGAGACATTTCCAGGACAACTTCGCCATGTTTATCATTTACTGCGCTATGGCACTCTTTGCGTGGGCAGTAGTGAAGATGTTTATCTTCAGGGAGATTCCTCCGATGATAAAGTCGTGGCTACTGTAGGAGGGCGGATTATGTTAGTATTTGACATGCTCGGCGTACAAGGCGCTTCTGTTGCTGTCACGGCTGGAGATTCGGCATCTGCCCTTTCCGCCAGCATCATCGTGGACGCGGCAGGAAGGAAAGCGAGAGCAGTCCACATCTATGTAAAGACGAACGACCTCAACGTGGCGTTTGGCGGAGCAACTCCTGTTGCCGGTGGCTTTGGTATCCCGATCGCCGCTGGGCAGGCTATCCGTATCAGCGGTCAGAATAATGTAGAGGGGTTCCGCTACGTTAATAAGGTGGCGCTCACCAACTGCTCAATGGTCGTGACGCCTGAGTTCTAAGGAGGAAGTGAGATGTTCGACAACAAGATCTTCGACAACTCAGGCGGTGGCGGTGGCGGTGCGCTGACTCCTGCCGGTTCGGATACGCAGATTCAGTTTAATGACGGCGGTTCGTTTGCCGGTGCGTCTGGGCTTCTGTACGATAAAACCAACATCGGTCTTACTCTGTCTCGGGTCGCCGACGATGCTCTCGGTCCGGCGTTCGTCATGCAGCAGAGCCGTGGAGCGGCTGGAGAAGATAACGATGTTATTGGGACTCTCGCATTTAACGGCTATAATGACGCAGTTGCCCCTGAACTGGTTACCTTCGCAGAGATCAAGAGCTCTATCCTCGATGCTTCTGATGGGTCGGAAGGTGGCTGCCTTGACTTCTCCGTTATGTGCCAAGGTGTCTGGCGTCGGGCCATGCGGATCACGAAGGACACGAACAACTTTTACGGTGTCTCGATCGGCGATCCTGACGTTCCGCTCGCAGCCTTGCATGTTGACTCCACTTCGCTCGATTTCGTTTACGCAGCGAAGATCGTCAACACCATCGTGAATCGTGGTGCTTTGTATGTCGAAGGTCCGTCCAGTGGCTTCGGCATCAATGCCTTCGGTGGGACAGCCATTGTGGGAAACGCGGCTTCACACGGAGGCGTCGGAATCAATGCTACTGTGCAGGCCAACTATGATGGTCACGCGTTCATCGCCACCCGCAACGCGGGGCAGACGCTTGGCGTCATAGGCGACTACCCTGTCGCCGTCATCCAATGCGCTGACCTGATGGGAGCAACGAGTTCGGTTCTCCGCATCATCACAGACTGCTATGCCATAGGCCGTGTGCCTGCCGGCTTCCTCATCGACGTTCTGAATTACCAGACGCCCTACTACCGGCTGACTGGTTTGAACGTCGTTAACCACTACAACAATGGCACTGCTCCGACAGCAGTTGTCGCCGATGCTTCGCAGGCATGGTGTGCTGACCTTGTGGCAGGTGACGCCCGCCTCTCCATCATGGGCGAGAAGAACACCAATACCCTGACCCTCGGCGCGGGCAACGTCCTGCTGCGGCCTGATACGATGGCCGACGATTCGGTGTCCGGCGAGACCTTC